CCAGAATATGACCGCTACGGAAACGGTGGCGAGGGTAGAGCAGAAGATAAGATTTTTAATTCATATAGTCGGCGGACTCCAATCAGGTCAGTCTAATCCGATGATTCACAGAATAATAGGTGTATTGGGAAGACAGAACCTTCTACCCGCACCGCCTCCGCAACTTGAAAAGGCGGAGTATTCAGTAATGTATCTCGGCAGGTTAGCTTTGGCGTTAAAGACATTAGAAACTGAAGGATTGTCAAAGACGTTTGCCGAATGGGGGCCGATGGCCGAAGCTGGCAGAGTGGAATGGTTAGACAATCTCGATTCCGATATGGCCTTCAGGGATTCAGCAAGGAACAACGGCACTCCGGCAACGTGGCTAACGAGTGTTAAGGATAGGGACGCTTTAAGGCAGGCCAGAGCGCAACAGCAGCAGATGATGGCTACTATCACTGCGGCGGAACAGGCGTCTAAGGCGACGAAGAATTTAAGTAAAACGGCAGAAGAGGGTTCTCCAATGCAAGGATTGATGGGTAAAAATGCTTGACGAAAATACTAAAACCGAATTAGAGAAACGGATACACCGAACCGCCTGTGCGCAAAGGGCGTTTGGCGGCGCGGACGGAGAGTTGGTATTGGTTGAAATAAAGAATTTTTGTCGAGGCGACGGCCTTTTAATAGACGAAAAGAATCCCGACCCGTATTTAGTTTTAGCGCGGGCGGGCAAGAGAGATGTTTGGCAATTCATTCAGAATATGCTGAAAGATAACCCCGAAGAAGCAAGAAAGCTATTAGATGTAAGAAAGGAAACAGCGTAATGGAAACTGACCCTGACAACGTCGCAGTTGCGACCCCAGACAACTCAGCAGGTTTTGTAAACCCAGACGGTAGTTTTGCAGACAAGTGGACGGAAAAGTTAGGTGATGATTTCAAAAACGATGCACCTACTCTTTCGAGGTTTAAGAATGTGAAGGATTTATCGAAGTCCTACACGGAAGCAAGGCGTAAACTCGGACACGACCCTGAAACTTTAGTTCAGATACCGAGAGATGATTCTCCTGATGAAGTTAAACAGGCGTTTTGGAGGGCAAAGGGACTGCCTGAAAGCCCCGATAAGTATGAGTATAAAATATCTGACGCCTTAAAGACGAAACTGGGCGATGTTCAGCCGGAACGAATGGCGATAGTTCAGAAATTCGCACACGAGAAACTTCACCTTAACAATAAGGAGTTCGTGGAACTTCTTGATTTTTACCACAATACTGTTGCTTCTGATATTGATAAAGGCAATGAGGGTTTTGCTGAACAGGAAAAGAGCTTCAAAGACAAGAACGTGGCCGAACTGAAAAAGACGTTCAAGGACGGATTAGAGCAAAGAACGCAAAGGGCGGTTTCTGTTCTGACTAAATACGGCGACGTCCCGATGAAAAACGAGGACGGTTCGGAAACTACTTTGATGGAACGGTTATTTGCGGAGAACCCGAAACTTAAAAACTCAGCGTCGATGACTATGTTCCTCGATAATATAGCGGAGTCGATGAGCGAAGATTCCATTAAAGGATTCGACAAGGTGTCGATTCCAACGTCAGGCCAGATAGAAACCAAGATTTCTGAATTGAGACAACATCCGGGCTTTATGAAAGAAGACCATCCCGACCATAATCGCATTTTGGCGGAGATAGAAAGTCTATACAAAAAGAAGCACGGAGCGTAGTTCGGACAACCTCGCAAGAGACCCGATGCAAACCTGCTAAGGCAGGTAGTCGTAAGTGGACTTAAAACACAGGGAAGCCCCGCAAGGACAACCTTTCTGAAAGCAACTTGTTTTTGAACATTAACAACATTTTAGAAAGGTAACATAATGAGTATAAATCTAACAGGCGGGATTCCCGATTGGTTCGTGGACGAATTTCAGGGCAATCTCTATCACGTTCAACAGCAGAAAGTATCAAAGTTCGCACAGGCCGTAAGAACAGTTCCCCTTCTCAACGCAGAGGACAAAGCGTTTGATATGATGGGCAAACTGGCACTTGTGGCCAAGAACGCTCGTAACGAACAGACGCCTACCACTGACCCGACCACCGGCAGGAGATGGGTTTCCACTGACCCATATCATCAATCCGTTCTTTACGACAAAGACGATGACCTCCAGATGATTATCAAGCCGGAATCGGACTTTATGACATCTTTGAGAATGGCAGTCAATCGCAAGAAAGACGATATTATCCTTGCGGCCATTGACGGCACAGTAACGTCGGGCAGACGCGCTGGCAGTTCAATCACTTGGGCTTCGCAGCTTGGCACAACCAAATACACACTGACCAGTGGCGGCAGAACGATTGCTCACGATACCGCAGAAGGTAATGCCGATGCGTCCAAGACCGGCCTCACGGTTGAGAAAATCGAGTTAGTCAAAGAGTATTTCGGAGCCAACGAGTTTGACGAAGATACTCCGATTTGGGGTGCGATTTCCCCGCGTCAGGCAACTAACCTATTTGGTCAGGAGGAATATGTCAGTAACGATTATCAGAACGGCAAGCCGTTCACTACTGGCCGTATCATAAAGAACTGGATGGGTATCAACTGGATTGTCTCCAACAAGATAGTCAAAGGTTCGTCCAATGACGTCGATGCGGACACTAATGTATTCCGTCTCCCGTTCTGGATTCAGGACGGTATCGTTCTGGCCGTTGCCGACGAAATCACCACGAGAATCACAGAGGAAAGCACGTTGTCTTATTCCCAGAGGGTTTACGTCCATATGAATATGGGCGCAATGCGTCTCGATGAGGACAAGGTTTGTTACGTTGAATGTCAGTAAAACTTTATTAATCGGTTAAGTAGTTAAGGAATTTAGTATGAGTTACGATAACAAAAATCAGACGTTTCACAGGGATATGGTAATTGCGCCAGCAGGGCTATGGCCGGACAGGAACATCTTTGTTCCAACTGCGAGCCAGTTGTTTATGGCTGGTGCAATACACGAACTCGACGATGGACGGAGATTCCGTTATTGCGAGAACGGCGCGGTCGCATTAACGAAGGCGTTAATGACCCAACAGGCGGCAGCTATTGCCGGATGGCAGGATGAACTCCAGACAACCGGAACAGCTATGGCGATTGGCGACAAGAGAGTTACGGTATTCGTTACTACCGCACCCACCGCTAATGAGTGGGACAATGGTTATCTGGTTATGCTGGACGGTACTGGCGAAAAGGAAATGTACCTTATCAAGTCGCACACCGTTCCTGCTTCTGGTGGGATAGTTACGATTGATATAGCCGACACAGGTGGTATCAGAACCGCCTCGGCTGTTACCAGCGAGATTACGATTGTTAAGAACATTTACAAAGACGTAATCGTTCACCCCGTTACAACGGCCACTGGTAAGGCAACCGGCGTTCCCTTAGTTGCGGTTCCGGCCAACTACTTCTTCTGGTCGCAGGTCAAAGGCCCGTGTCCGATGGTAGTTGATAGCGGCGATACGATTGTTATTGGCGCGCCAGTTGGCGTTCCTGCAACAAGCGGAGTCGCAGGTGCGTGTGGTGCAAGACAGTCAACCAGAATTTCTTGGGGTACTGTTTTGGATATTGGCGAAGCGGACGGCACAGCTTTGATAGACCTCAACCTTGAATAAACTTGACTGTTGGGGGTGGGAAACCGCCCCCTGACTTTTTGAAAGGTTACTAAAATGAAAATGAAGTTGTTTATAGTTACGATGTGTTTACTCGTAACGATGCCGTTCTTTATGGCGTCAACGGTAGTCCCTGAAAGAGAGATACTCGAAACGATAGGGACTAATGTTACTTCGGCTAACTCGCCGTTTTCGAGTTCTGCGGTTCAGGTTGATAAAGACGGTGATGTTTTAGAGCGATTAGAAACTATACAGGCGGCTTCGGCGGCTAACTACAATCACCCGAATTACCTTGCTGTATCTACTGGAACTCTTGACACAACGGGTATTTGGTCAACAGTAGCGGCGCACGAAATAGCCGTTGTTACTGGTTGCGTCAGGATGACTATTATACCTGAGTGCAAAACGGCGGTAGCGTCCGTTGGCGATAACGGCACGATTGCTCTTGGCGACGAAACGACTACTAATAGTATTATAGCCGCTTCGACGTTGGGTTCAGGCGTAATGGTGGCGGGCGAGTTGTGGACGGACTCTACATTAACCCGAACAATACTTACCCAGACTCAGATTAACGGAACTACCATTGTTGTTTGTAACGGTAAGGATATTGGCTACACGGTAGCCACTAACGCTTTAGCCAGTGGTGCGATTACTTTCCATATATTCTGGACACCTTTGGACGCTACTGGAAATGTTACTGCCGGTGCGGGCGGCGCGTTTTAATTGAGGTAAACTATGGGCGTTATTGATACAACAGCGAACATAGCCCTATGTAACCAAGCGTTAGGGCTGTTGGGTGCAGGTTCTATAACTATTAACGTAGAAGACCAGAACCACACTTATTGCGAGATGTTCTTTGCCGACGCAAGAGACGAAATACTTACTGCTCATAAATGGAACTTCGCAAAGAAAAGAGCGTTTGCAATACAAACAACAGCCCCTCTGTTTGGTTACGATAATGCTTTTACCAAACCCTCTGACTGCCTAAAAGTCTGGATGATTGAACAAGACCCGCTGGCGAAGTTTGAGGTCGAAGGCGGTTTGATTTTAACCGACGAAGGTGGGACTCCCGTTGCTTGGGCGATAGATACTTATTACAAAGCGGGAGATATTGTAACCAATGACGGAACGACGTTTCAATGCCTTGTTGCTCATTATTCTAATCACCCATTGGGGACGGTTGCGAGTATCTACGAGCCGGGCGTCGGAACAAGCACCGACACTTACTGGAAGAACTTTGTAGTTACCGCAGGCACTATTCCGACCGCTTGGGCGGCTGGAGTAGTAACCGCTATTGGCGCGTTCATTCTTAACGATACGGTCATTTATGAATGTATTAAAGCACACACAACGGCAGCATTGGACGACGAGCCGGGCGTTGGTGCGGTTTATGCTAACTACTGGCGTGTTCCTGCACAGAATCAGTCGTATATCGAAGCCGAATATGTTTATCAGGCAACTGATGTTTCGGACTATCCCATATATTTAAGACAGTGTGTGATTCTGAATCTGGCGAGAATGTTATGTTCGCCAATTAAACAAGAACCCAAAACTGCTATGTCGTTACAACAGATGCTTTACGGTGGGCCGGGGATTCGGGGTTATATGGATATTGCTCGTTCCTTAGACGCTCAAGAAGGCGGCGGGCAGGTAATAACAACTAACGATTGGCTTAATTCAAGACGATGACAAAAAAACTATTATTGATACTCTTATTCTGTTCGGTGGTTTTCGCTGAGGAAAAACCATACCGGATAATCAATTCGTTTAACGGCGGGGAGCTATCTCCGCTTTTAAGCGCAAGAGAGGATATATCCAAATATCAGTCGGGCTGTTCTCTGCTTGAAAATATGATTACCCTACCGCAGGGCGGGATTCAGAAGCGACCCGGAACGCAATATATCGCTACCGTTTTTGACGCCAATTATCCTACAAAACTGATACCGTTTAATTACTCAACCGGCATTTCGTATGTAATAGAAGCTGGCGAAGATTATATGCGGTTTTTCAGGGACGGAACACTTGTTCTTGGAACTGGCACAACGCCATACAATCTTGCCACTAATTACGATTCCAGCGAAGCGTTTGACGCACAGTTTACCCAAAGCGCGGACGTAATGTATTTTTCCGAACCGAACCATTTTCCCCAGAAACTATCACGGCACGACAACAACGATTGGACTATTGAAAGCATACCGATAACGACCGGCCCGTTTATGGCCGAGAACATAACCGATACAACGGTTTGGCTGGATAGTGTAAGCCCAAACAATGTTACTGGTTCGCAAATATATTCAGCCAGTAGCGGAACGAGTACCGCCTCCCAAGCATTTAACGATAGTTCTAATGCCGATGGCGAAGGATGGATAACCGCCGTTGGAAACGTGGCAAACCAATACATACAAGTAAATTTTTCTTCTCCCGTTACGGTAAAGAAAATAAGAATACAACCTTGTTGGAATAAGACGACATCTACCTACGATGTTCGTCATTGCCGCATTGATGGAAAAGCCAATTTGAACGACCAGTGGACAAAA